CTCGGGCGCGCTCACGGCGGCCGGCCCGGCGCCCCGCCTGGCCTCCAGGATGGAGACCCCGCCGCCTTTTTTCGCCTCGAGGGCGGCGAGCACGGCCTGGAGCTCGTGCAGCCGGGCGAGAGCCTCGGCCTCGCCGCGCTCGCCAAAGAGGAACCGGTACATCCAGCCCTCGACGCCGCCCGATGCCTCCACCCTGCCGATCTCGGCCAGGGTGTGCTCGACCTCGCGGATCCGCTGCTTGACCTTGTCGATCTCGGCGCCCTGGAGCGCCTTGAGGTAGTCGTCCGTGCCCACCACGGCGTCCTTGAGCCAGTCGATGTGCTTGCCGCCCGGGCCTGCCAGGAACGCCCCGAGCGTCTCCTTGAGGTCGCCCCAGGCGTTGCTGAGCTGCGTGGTCTTGCCGAGGTAGCCGTCGGCCGCGGCCTGGGCCGAGCCGCTGTAGAGCTTGGAGATGTTGTCCACCGCGGACTGCATGCGCTCGCTCGACCTGGCGCCGCCCTCGATGGCGATGCCGTAGCGCGCCAGGGCGTTGGTGGAGCTGCCCACGCTCTTGGCCACCAGGTCGGCCGCTCCCTTGAGGTCCATCTCCTTGGCCGCGGCCAGGTCGAGCGTGGCCTTGGTGAGCCTCTCGAGCATCTCGCCCTCGATGCGGTAGGCCGTGAAAATGCGCTGGGCGTTGATGATCTCCTCGTCGCCGTAGGCGGTGATCCGCTGCAGGCTGGACGCGTACTCGAGGTTGCGCTTGAGCGCCTGGGCCGAGTAGATGCCCTTCTCGCGCATGGCCGCGGCGAGCATGCGCTCCATCTTCTCCTGCTTGCCGTAGGCGTCGGTGAGCCGTTTGACGCTGAGCGCGGCGCTGCCGCCGATAAGCGCCGCGAACCCGGCCTTGACCGCCTTGGCAGAAGCGAGCGTGTCGCGCTCGAACTCCCGCAGGCCGGTCTTCGCGCGCTTGAGCCCGGCGTCGAAATCGCCTTTTTTCAGGCCCAGGTTAATATACGTGTCGCCTACTTTTTTAGCCACGGCCTCTCCCTCTGACCTTGCTCCGCACCCGGCTCTTTAGCTCTCGGCGCTTGCGCCCGCGCTCGGCCTCCGATGCGTCGATGCGGTAGTATGCCAGCCACTCCGTGATCTGCGATGAGCCCACGGATGCAAGGAACGCGTCCACGTCCGGCCGCCCGAACTTCTCGGCCAGGCGCATCATGATCATTCGCTCCCGGCATCCGTGCCTGAGTTTTTTTCAATCCTCGCCGATGCCCGCTCTCCGATGCCGGATAGGTCCAGCACGCGCTCGCCCACGGCAAAGATCGCCGAGGCGCTCTTGCCGCAGATCTCGGCGATCTCCTGCTCGATGTCGCCCTCGCCCTGGCGGAAGATCGGCCCGCCGGAGGGCTCGTGCGCCCCGAGCACGACCGCTGCCGCGTGGAATCGCAGCAGGTCGATCTGGCCGCCCTCGGGCGGCGCGACCAGGGAAAAGAACCGCTGCCGCCCCAGGCCGGAGAGCTCGCGGACCTCGATGGCGCACCCCCACTCGTCCACGGTGATAATCTCGCTTTTGAGGTCAGGGGCCGCCAGTATCGTCTCGCGCAGATCAGCCATGCCATCGCCCCCTATGATCTCGCCCGCGCGAGCACGCCCGAGCCCTCGATGGTGATGGGCGCCGTGATCACCTCGCCGATGCTGCCTGCCAGCGGCTGGTAGTCGGCCAGCAGGCCCTTGCCCGAGAACTGCGGGTTGTCGGCGCCCGTGACCCCGCCCTTGGGGTTGATCTTCACATCGAACTCCTCCGCGCCCACCAGGTCAAACAGCACGTCGTCGACCGCGCCGGCGTCGTAATCCTGGTTGAGCTCGACTGACACGCTCCAGTCGGTGAGCCCGGCGATTTTGGTGCGCGCCGTGGTCGGCCCGGCGGTCGTGTCCTTGATCTCAGCCGCGTAGCTGATCGTGACCTGCCGGACGTACTCCGAGAGATCATCGGAGCCGATCATCAAATACGGATCCTTGTATACGAGTTCTGCCATGGGTTCCTCCTCGTCGTTTTTGTGTTGTGCTATTTTATGCCGAGCACCACGACCACGCGGATGCCCGGCTCGGTGCCGGTCACGGTCCAGGACACGCGCCACCAGGTATCGGTGACCGGCCCGGGCAGGGCGGCCCACTGCGCGCCCGGGGCCAGCGCCGCGTCGAACTCGACGCGGACGGTCTCCGAGCCGTCCCAGGTATTTGCCGCGCTGCTCTCGATGGTCACTGTCACGCCCGGCGCGCCCGTGCCCTCTACGCCCAGCACGTGCAGGGCCGCGTGCAGGGCCTTGCCCTCGGGCACGGCCGGCAGCTCTCGCGGCGTGCCCGCGCCCGAGGCATCGAGCGTGGCGCTCTCCATGACCACCCCGCGCACCAGCGCGCCGATGCCGTATGCCGCGAAATCGTAGCCGATAAGATCGCCCACCGCGCCCGAGGGCGAGTATTCGCCGTCGGCGGCGCGCATGGTGTACGCGAGCGACCCCGGGGCGCCGGAGGCCGGCACCACGGTAAGCACCTGTGCGTCGAGCGCGAGGCCCTCGAAAAGAGCCGCGTCGTTGACCTGGGGGTCCCAGTAGCCCCCGCCCGAGACCTCGGCAGCGGTGAGACCGGCGAGTTTTTGCCGCGCCGTGGTCGCCCCCGCGGTCCTGTCCCTGATCTCCGCCCCGTAGGCCAGGACGATCTCGCTCTCCCGGCCCGAGAGGTCGTATCCGCCGTGATAGATCCGGCAGTCTTTCAGTACTCGCTCGCTCACGTCATGCCCCCCACCTGTCGGTGATGTACTCCACCTCGATTATCAGCCGCACCCCGCCGTAGCGCCTGGCCTCCTGCACGACCTCGAAGCTCTCCTCGGTGACGGGCCGCACGCCGAGCACGACCCGGCCCAGGCCGGCGGCATCGTCCGAGAGGCCCCACTCGTCGTCCTCGCCTATGGCCTGCATGATGTCGGCCGCGGCGTCTCGCATCAGCGCGGGCACCCTGCCCTCCGAGCCCTTGACCAGGGCCGTGATCTCCACGCGCAGTGTGTGCAGGGTCCTGCCGCCTCCGGCCTCGGCCATCTCCGCCCCCGTGTCGCGCAGCTCGTGGCACGGGATGTCTAGGTCCTGAAACGCGGGCTCCCGCCACTCGAAACCCCGGCGGCCGATGTCGGTGCGGTAGCCCGCGGATGAGCGGATGCCCCCCATGCGGGCCTTTATGGCCTCCATTATTCTGTGCCGGTACGAGTCTGATCCAGCCATGCTTTTTGATCCTCCTACTGCGCGCCGTCCAGGCTGAGCACGAGCCTGGTCATGCCCGCGCCGTCCGGGTGCATGCCGATGATCTCGTAGCGCTCGCCCGCGATCTCGAGCACGTCTCCGTGGCTGGCGCCCGGCAGGTCGGCGCTGGCCGCCTCGGCCTCGGGCGCCGAGGTCTCGATCGCGCCCGCGGCCGTGTCCACGACCGTGCCCGCGGCCATGTAGTTTACCAATATGTCCACTGGCGCGTAGCCCTCGCGCCAGAGCACGGCCCGCACCGAGCCGTCGGCCTCGTCCAAAAACACCTCGCGGATGTCGTCTAGCATCGCCTCTTTGAGGTTCACTTTGGCCTCCTCCCGGCCGCGCCCGTGCGCGCCCTCTCTACGCGGTACGCGATCTCGTGGCGCAGGATGCCGGGGCCCTTGTCCCGCATGAGCCGATCCAGCGCCGAGCGGGCCGACATCTGGAACATGCTCGCCACGCCCACTGAGCGCATCTCGCGGATCGGCATGCTGCGCGGCCCTGTCCGCTCGAAGATGCCCACGCGCCCGCCGCGGCCCCGCACCAGGAACCCGTGCGGCACTTCCATGCGCGCGCCCGCCCTGCGCAATTTGAAGCTCGCGCGCCTGCGGCCCGGGTAGGGCCTGCCTCCGCCCTTGCCCCCGCGCCCTGCGGCCTTGGGGATGCCGCGCTGGCTCACCGGCTCTCGCGGCCGGCCGCCGAACTTGTAGAGCGGGAACGACCCGTCCGCCGCGCGGATCGTGGCGAACATCCTGCCCTCGCGCCTCGCGCTCGCCGCCCGGGCCTTGATCAGCCGCACGCCCTTTTTCACATCGCCCGACTTGATGTTGAACATGCGCGTGATGCTCCGCACGCTTTGCGTCACGCCCTGCGCGCCGATCTTGTTGAGCCCGCTCACCACGCCCTGCACCACGGCCCGGTCGAGCAGGTCCAGCCCGGCCAGGGTGTCGTCGATGCCCTCAAGAGAGATGTCGATCCTCATGACCCCTCCCCTTCGGGCGCGGGCGGCTCGACCCGGATCCCGATGTCGCCCCACACGATGCCCTGCGTGTGCTCGTCGTCATAGACCACGAGCCGGGCCTGGTAGTCGCCGGCCGGGATAGGCTGGCCGCCCGGCGCGATCACGACCACGCCCTGGCCCCGGCCCCAGTCGAACACGCCAGCGGCCTGCTCGCTGTCGATTGTGAGATCGCCGAACGAGAGCGTCATGCGCGTGACGCTCGCCAGGTCGACAGCGGCCCCGTCGGCCATGAGCCGCACGTCGATGGAGTTGTCGCGGCCGGGATACACCCGCTCGAGTGTCAGCATGGAGATCCTCCCCCGCCCTGCGCCTTACGCCGAGGCCGTGAACGACACGTCCAGGTCGCCTGCCGCGAAGCGCGCGGTGTCGCCCGAGCCCACGGCTTTGGACGTTGCCAGCGCGCCCCAGCCCAGGAAGTTGCCCGCCTCGTCCGCGTCGTACAGGGCGAAGTGAGAGAGCGTGCCCCACGAGCCGGAGGCCTCGGCAAACTCGATGGCGTTGGCGTTGTCGATGATCCTGCCCGCCCCCACCGACGAGGCGTTCCAGTCGGCCGCGGCCGTGGCC